CTTATTTCTTTTGCTACGCCATTTTTAGGAAGTGCCATCGTTTTTATTTTTTTCTTTTATTCGTTTATATATACCCATAGAAGTATAAACTATAGTTAATATTAAAACTATAGTTTGGAGAATAGGATTTATAGGACTCATGCTTGTCACAAGAGCAAATGCGCTTAGTGCATATATTCTCATATCTTCCACTTTATTGTTGTTTATTTATTATACTTTGATTTCATAGTAATAGGTACACAGTTAGGTACTTTTCTACCACCTTTCATTTTCATACCGATAGCTTCATATCCTTTCCAACATGCGCCTTTTAAACCTTTACCTTTTTTCTTATATAGTGCCATAATTAATTAATTTATTTTTTAGTCGTTGTTTTTTTACCTAAACTTTGCTTAAATACTGGCTGTACATACATCGGCGGTAGATCCAACGACCATCGATCCCAACCTGATAGTAATAAAAGCCTTTGATAATCTTCTATATTGTGGTTTGCTGCTATATATATATTTTGCAATTTACTTAATGCTCTTGCTGCAGGTAAATTTGTAAATGCCTGAGCAATTAGGCCATATGACATCCATCTAGGATTCATAACTTGTTCTGGTGTAAACTTATTACCAATAACATCCATTTTATAAAGCTCTTGGTTATATTTCCATATACGACCAGCTCTTATTATGTTTCTAAGTTTTGATTGTATTGGTGGTGAAAATGATGTAGCTTCAATTGCTAAATTCTCAAGATTATATGGTTTACCAGTTGCTTTCGGTTCTAAATAAAACTCATTAAGAATATTATAAGAAGTTACACCAACAATACCAAGAGGTCCTATACCTCTAGCATGACCTGTAACAGAACCAGTGATAGCTCTTTGTAAATTATCTTTTTCTTTTTCATCTTCAGGATCAAATACATTTAAAGCAGATTGTAATACGTTAAATATTATAGACTGTATTGCTCCATAATACATTATGTTTGCTAAATGAGCTTTACCATTACCTCTGCCATTAACTAAGTCTAATGATTTTTTCTTTAATATTCTAGCATATTGCATGTTTGTGTTAGCAAAAGCAAACAATAATCTACCTGCTATTGTATCAGATTGAAGCTGTGATATTTTGTCAGGTCTTGCTGACTGTTGTGATTCTTCTGATATTGCTATCCAATCAAGTTTTGCCTGTTCTTTAGCATCACTTTCAGTCATACCATCTTTAAGGTATTTATTAATTCTATTTCTATAAAAAGTAGCACCACCACTAGCAATTGCAAAACTATCCATAAATCTTGTTGGTGCAAAACCAGCTTTTTGTATTCTGGCAATTACTCTCCATAATTTATTTTTATCAACAGCTAACTGAGCTATTTCATCTGCTGCTACATCCATTTTTAAATCACCTCGTCTATCTTTTAAATATGGATCCATATATAATTCAACAACATCTTTTGTAAATTGAGGTACGTTAGCCATAGCTTTTGCGGCAGCTATAGGATTGTTATCTTCTAGATTTAAATAGTTTATAGCAGAAATACCCTGTAACATAGCAGATCTCATATTAAAAAACATAATAGTACCTACAGAACCATTAACCCAGTCTAAAAACCTTTGACCTTGTACATCAGGGCTTACACTTCTATTTCTACCTGATTTCATACGTTTTAATGAGCTTTTTAAAGCACTTACATACCAAGAACCATATAAAGCTTGTAGTTTATTAAATGTATCTTCAGTAAATATAGCGTCAACATTATCTTGAAACGGTGCCATTATTTCTTGGCGTTTTTTACCGTTTGCGTAATCTAATAGATCTGTTCCTATAGTACCACCTAACCAGTTTGTGCTATAATCAACATATAATTGTTGGTTACCGTCTGGGCCAACATTTTTTGTCATAGTACCAACGCTTTCTGCAAATGCTTTTAATTCTTTATTTTCTGGCCTGTTTATAGCTTCCATTGCTTGATTAACCTCATTTATAGTTAAATCAGTCATATTAGCTTTTGCACCTAATGGTTTACCATCTGAATCTAAATCTGTTGGTAAAGTCAATGTACCATTAATCCTAAACAAATATATTCTTACAACATTTTCTCTTGTAAGCTCTGTGCCTTTTAATTTTGTACTTAAAAAATTATCTACAGCTAATTGTTTAGCACCTTTTACTCCGTTTTTATAAGCTGATAATGTTCTTCTTAACATTTTATGTTTTTCCATTAAACCAACTTTATATTTTGTTGCCGCGTAAGTACTTCTGTTAAAAGGATCAATTAATTTTTCTTTATAAAACTTCATTTGCTCTTCACCTTTTTTGCCAGATGAAAGAGTTTTATATAATAATCCTGTAAAATCTTCTGCAGAAGGAGGTATAACACTTATTTGTCTTAAGAAACGTTTTCTAGATTCAAAATCACGAGCAACGTTTTTAGAAAATACTTTATCAGCTTCAATACCTGTACTTTCTTCTAAAATTTCATTCATTCTTTGTTCTAACTCAGTACGTTCACCTTTTGCAGCCTTTTCTCTTTTTTGATGTTCTATTCTTACTTGATTATTCATATAATCTTGTAATTCACCTTTTTTCATTTTAGCCGCACCTTTTGGCAACATATTGTGTGATCTTAATATATCTATAATATTTTTTTTAGTTAAAGAATAATATTCATCATCTTCAGGTATACCGTCCTTTTCTCTAAAATATTCTGTAAATGTTTCTGTATTGTTTTTTCTATACACAACTTTTAAACCCTGACTAGTAGCTTTTTCTGCTTCATCGTATAATTCTTTTAATTTATTTCTGTCTAGTTTTTCGCTTGTAGTAACGTAGTTTTCTAACTCTGCTTGTGTTGCAAGCATATAACCAGCATCAATAAAATCAAGACCAAATTCTTTAACAAAAAATGAGTGCATTTCTTGTATGGTCATTTTGCTATAATCTTTTCTACCTTTTAATTTTTCTGAAGCTCTACTTATTTTTCTTATTCTATCAGCTGTAGCACTTTCTAATTGATCGAAATTAATATCACGTATTTTATTTTGTAGATTTAATATAACTCTTTCACCAATTTCTTTTAAAGCAACGTCTTGTAAGTTCATATCAAGCAATGCTTGTGATTGCCTAAATCCTTCTTGTACTGTTTTATTTTTCTGTAATAAATCATTAGCAAATTGGAAACCTAAAGCATCAGCCATTTGTTTTGCTAAAGTAGTTTTATGTTGTGATTTTAACTGTGGAGATACTATGTTACGTTTATTTATATCTTCAGACAATACACTCTTTGGACTAATATAATGTTCTAAGAGTTTTTCTCTAACTTCTTCAAAAGGTTTTAATTTATTGTTTTCAAATAATATATCTCTTAAATCACCTTTAGTAGCAGTTTTTACTTTTTCAATAGTAAAAGTATTATATATACCTCTTATGTATTTTCTAACAAAATCATCATATTTTTTTTGTTTGCCTAAAGTTGTTTCGTTTATTTTAAAACCAAAAGCTTTTCTAAATTGTGTTTGTAAAGCAGAAGCAAAAGGCCTTGTATAATATAAAGGAAACTTACCTGTACTCAATATCTTTATAACATCTTTCTCTACATCTTCGTAAGTTGTTCTTTTAATACCTAAATCTCTTGCTGTTCTTTCACCTCTTATAGGTAATTCTTCAACTTGCATTTCAGTACCAGGTTCTACAATGTCTGCAATATCTGTAGATCCAATTGTTACATCTGTTTTAATAACTTGATCAAGTAAACCTTTTGCTCTATTGCCTAAATTTTGCATTATATATTGTGACAAAGGTGTACCCATTTCAGGTTTATATGAATTTAATAAACCATACAAAGAATTAGCAGTTCTTTTACTATCAATACCATAAGTTAAATAAAACTCAAAAGTATCTTTATCAATTGCTCTGTCTTTAAAACCTTCATACTCTTTAAAATATCTATTTACTGTTTGTTTAATAAATGGTAAATTAATCTTTTTTATTTCTTGTAATGATTCAAAACTTTTACCTTTTTCATTATAAACTTTTTGTGTTTGTTCAGATCGTTTTATAGATTCTTTTGAAACACCTTCAACTGGCGCAACTTCAGAAGCTTCTTCAAGATTTTTTATTTGTCTAACGTTTTCTTGTATTTCTGCTTTTTGTTCTGTAGTAAGGTTTTCTGCGCCACCTGCTTCTTTTAATATTTCTTTGTTTTTATTTACAAGCTCTTGTCTAGATAAAGAAAGTTGCTCACCAACTTCTGCATTCATGGTATCATCTTTTGATATTATTCTACCTTGCATACCTTCGTTTGCAATACGCACTACAGATTTATCTACATAACCTTTTCTTATGGATCTATTAAAGTCTTTTAAAAAGTTTAATACATCACCACTTTGATTAAATTTTCTATTTATACCTACAGAATAAAGAGATCTTCTTATAACATCACCTAATTCAGTAAGTTTAGAATCAGTTAATGATAAATCACCATTAGCTAAAGCATCATTAAATAAAGTAAAAACTTCTTGATCTAATTTCTTTTTACCTTGATCTTTTCTAGCTATATAGGTTTGCATACGTTGTGTGAACTCGCTGTCTTGTACATCTTCGCTGCTATATCTTGTTTTTAATATATCAAAAACTTGTTCAGCTAATGCTTCTGCGTTAGCTTCACCACTTTGTATAGTCCTAACCATTATAGCATGTAACAACTCATGTGCAGGAGCATTTACATTTTTTGATTGTATAGTAGCAGCTTTGTTTATTACAATAAGATTTTGTTTAGGAAAGAAAACACCTTCAACACCTCTTCTTACCATTTTTTGACCTTTCATTTTATCTAAAAAAGCGTCAAATTGCTCTTGTGATTTAAATTCTTGCAAATCTAAATCTAAAGTTCTAGCATATTCTTGCGTAGCGCTTAAAGTATTTTCGTAACTATTATCTAATGCATTATCTAGTATAACTTCGTTACGCTTGTTTAAGTTTTTAATTTTTTGAGCATTTTTAGTTTTAACATCAAGTGCTAAATTTTCATCACTATTTAAATCTTCAAGTTTGTATATTTCATCTCTGTTTTTAGCATATTCAGTTAAATTATCACCTTTTAACGCATTGATACCCAGTTTGTTTTGTATTTTTAAATTTACAATTTTTTGTTCTTCTTCTGCCATCATGTCTTGATAAGCAGCTTGTTCTAATGGATTATCTGTCTGTTGTGCTTCATAAGAAAACTTAGACAAGTTAGCCATACTATTTCTTAATTCAAACTGTGTTTGTGAAGGCATTAAAATGTTTTCAGCTAAATTACGATCCATAGGTTTTACGTATGTATCTTGCACAGTGTTAACAGCACCACCTGTAAATGCACCTATTGTAAAAGCTTCTACTAATGTATTTCTAACTTCTGGCCAAGTAAAATCTCTACCTAATGTTAGTTTATCTAATAATAAGTTAACAGATTCAGTTAAACTTTCTGAAAATCCTTCGCCTGCAGGTTTTATACCGTATTTTTTAAAAAACGTCATTAAACTGTTTTCTAAATATTCTTTTGCAGCAGTTGCACCTCCTGTATTTTTAACTATTTTTGCTGCAAATAATAATTTTCTAGTCAACAACTCACCTGCAGCTTCGTTTGCACCAGTTAATAAACTATTTATTGCTATTTTACCTAATGCTTCATTAGGATTACGCCTTACTTCTTCATCAAACTTACCTGACATAATACTACCACCAAACAAAGCTATAGCTCCTGGGCCCATATATGCAGCAGCAATAGAAGGTGCAGATTCAAGAGCACCACCTACTGTCATTTCAATAGCGGCAGCATAATTTTTATTTTCTAAAGCTGTATAAATATCTGCATCTTCATATTTTCTAACCATTTGACCAAAACCTCCAGCAATACCCTTTAAATTTTTTGATGCAAAAGGGCTTGCTATAGAAGCTGTATTTTCAATAGCATCTTTTAATGCTATTTTTTCATCACCAGTCATATTTGGATTATAAGTAACATAAGCTGCGTATGCTAAATTTTCTGGTATTGATTGTAAGTTACCAAGGGTATTAAAAATACCTCTACCAGTTCTACCTATTAAAGTGCTAACTACATTTTTAGATTTTTCTTGTTCTTCTTCTGTAAGAGCTAATGTGTTTGCTACTGTACCTGTGCTAGGATTTTGATAATATGCCGATGTAGAATCGCCCAAGCTGAAGTCCAAAGATCCGGGTGCTATTAGATTTCCTGCAGTCGCACCCGGTACTACAGTCTTTGGCTTTCCCAATAACTCATCTTTTAATTTAAGTTCGTATTTTTCAATATATTCGACCATTGTCATACCTAGATTTTGTGCAGCTGTTTGCACTTGCTCTTCAGTATACTCCATGCCTTGATAAATATATACTTTATCTATATTGTTTCCTATATAATTCATATTTTATTGTATTATAGGTTGATCTGTATTAACCTCTTGATTTTGTTCATTAGTTCTTCCAGGATTTAAAGCTTCATATGGTGTCATAGGATCAACTAAACCAGGCAAAGTTTTATTTTTAGGTGGGCCAAGTATCTCTTGAATTTCAGTAGTATTATACCCAGCTAAAGCAAGTAATTGCCTTTGTAATTCATCATTTGTTAATTTATATGTTATCTTACCACTTTTATCTCTTTGTTGAACAACTAAAGTTGCTGTTTTATTTGTATTAATATTTTTTACATTAATTGTAATACTTTCAGCATGTTTGTCTCCATTTATGTCTAATGCCATAGGACTACCTGTTACATTAAATCCTGTTTGTATTAACATTTGTTGAAACGCAGGTGTACCAAAATCTACTTCTTGTCTTGGGTTTTTAATAGCTATATCTTGGCTTTGTGTCGGATTAGAAAAATCAGTATTTTTTATATTATCTCTTTGTGCTTCTTTTTCAAGTCTTTTTCTTTCTTGATCTAATTCATAAGCAGTTTTACCTTTATCACCACCTTCTTGTTCTCTTTTATTTCTTTCATATGCTAATCTTCTATTCCTTAACTGTGTTTCTGCACCTTTTCTTAGTTGATCTTTTATATGAATAGTCATGTCATTTAATGTACCGGCTCTACCATCTCCATCTATATCTTCCCTATATACACCATTTAATTCTTCTCTTGTATAGTTTAATTTATCTAAAGCTATAGATTCTATTTCATTATTTGTAAAAGTCATAGCATCAAGTTCTTTTTCTATAGCCTCTATATTTCCAGGATCATTTTCCCATCTAAGATCTCTTTGCCCTTTTTCTATAATTCTTTCTATTTTACTTAAGGTTTCTACATATTTAACAGTTTCCCTTTCCATTGGTTGGTAAGCATCAGCATATTCATCTATTGATACCATTACATCATCATCTAATATATCATCCTTTTTAAAAAGAAAGTGTGCTTTGCCATCTATCTCTACAACCTCATCCCACTCTCTATTAGTGAGTCTATTATCCATGTGTATTGTAACAGCATCATTTGCTTTACTAGTACGATCACCTCCAGCTTGATTAGGGTTTCTTCTATCTTTGTAATTATTCATACGTTCAGAAAACATTGTTTTATAATTTGTTAACTGATTAATTTGCGTATTAATTTCGTTTAATGCTTTTATTTTTTCAAAACCCTGTAAGTTGTTTGCTGCAAATTGATATTCTTGTTGTAAATTTAAAAAAGCATTTGTTGTATAGTCCCTAAACTCAGGTGGTACTGTATTAGGATCAAAATTTCTCATGTTCCTAAAATCAGCCATTTTTTCAGCTTCTATTTTTTCTTGTGCTTTTTCATATTTTTCTGCTTCTATTTCAGCTTTCCTTTCTATTTCAGTCATTGCGGCTATAAAAGGCTTTAATGCTTCTTCTACAGGCGTAGCAAGATCAATACTGCGTCTGATTTGTGCCATCGCAACATTTCTTGCTAGTCTCGGATTATAAGTTCTACTTGGCATATCTTTTATTTTTATTATTTACCTACAAGTGACAAAGGATCAAAACCACCTACAGCTGCAGTAGCTACGCCACCTACAACTTTTCCTATACCACCTACTAGGTTTTGTGTTGCCTCAGCTCTTGCGGCATCAGCTGCGGCTTTTCTTTGTGCAGCCATATCTAATTGTGTTTCTAATTTACCAAACTGTTGTTCTTGTAAATATTTAGCACCTTCAGCTCTTTGTGCTTCTAAGTTTTGTTGGCCTTGAGCTCTTGCCATTTGATTAGCAGCTTCTTGTTGGCCTATACTAGCAGCTGATTGTTGTAAATTAGCTGAGCTCTGTTGAGCAAGTGTTTGTGCAAGTGCAGCTATACCACCACCACCTGCAGCACCTTGTAAACCAGATAATGTTCCAGCTAAAGCTTGCTGTTGTTGTTGTGATTGAAACTGCGCTTGTTGTTGGTTAACAGTTAAATCCTCAAAAGGATTAGTCATATTTTTTGTAGGATCTTGAAACTCAAACGCGTCATATTCTGTTTTACGCATTTGTAATTCTTTTTCAGCCTCTCTTTGTTCTCTACGTCTTGCTCTACCACCTACTAAACTACCAGCAATACCAGCAAGACCAGACGCTATACCCGCTATACCGCCAGCACCTTCTTTTGTAACTCCGCTTAATGGGCCGCCACCGCCGCCGCCACTTAAAGGTAATCCCATAATATTTTATTTTTAATTACTACTATACATTGTTTCACTGTTTATTGCATATAACTCACAAAAATCAGTACTATCGTTTTGCATCTTTATAGTTGCTTGATAACCAAGCAGTCCACTACTATTAATCACGTTATTTTTTGCAAACATAAAGTAATCACCAATAGAAGGTCTCTCTGCTTTTGCATCTATATCTACTATAAAGCTTAATCTGTCTTCAGCAACAGACACACATGGACCTACAACTTTTAATTGTCCATTT